AGAATTAGAATCGCTATCTTTTTCATTTTTGGACTTTCGCTCTTGTTCTTGTATGCGTTTACGCCATTTATCCTTAAGGCTCTTAGGTGTAACGTCGGCGTCACTCGCCTTGGTATCTTCGCGAGTTAAACCCGTCAACCAATCCAAAACAGCCTTGAGTAAAGTGGCCCACATTAGCGTTTAAGAAATTAAGCTTTCTTCTTGGCCATACCTCTGGAGACAGTATAACCCAACGCTGAAAGCGCTGAACATACAAATCCAAAAGTTTTATCTGCTCCCGAGTCCCCTGCTGGGTCCACGATACCTGCGCCCCAAGCTAAAGATGCCAAAGCGACTACAACGGTGACCCAAAACTCGGTACTTTTCCAACCTGGCTTGGGATCATTATTATTTTTATTAGCTGCCATAATATTTTATTATATACTATTTATTCAGGTAAGTCACCTAATTTTTTAAGTTGACTTATTTTCTCTTGGGGTCTTCCTAACCCACCAATTGAAGAGAAAACGTTTAAAGCGGGTTTATCACCGCTATAAATTCCACGATGAACCACGCTATTAGGTCTCATCATGCGAGAAAGTTGATCAAACGCTTCGTCTAGATAGCTTTGTGGGATACTGTTAAGCTGTTCAGTGCCCCCAATAATAATCGCAGCAGCAGAATTGCCAGTGCTCAAATCTATGCCTCCTGACAATAGGTTATTTCTGAGGTTTTCTCTAACTGCTCGCGCTATACTAACAGAATCTTTCCATTCTGAAACGGGCGATGCCCCAAATACTATCAAACCCGAATCTAAAACTTGTTTGTAGTCATTAGAATCAAAAGATGAATATGTACTGTCTTTAGCTGCCGTATGATTGAATAAATGAAAAAGGCCAGCCATACTTTGATTAGCTACACTCCAAAATTCTGAAACCACTAAATTAGGGTAAAGTTCTCCTATCTTTTCGTTGTCAATTAAAATCAATGGAGACACTACTCCTTGCTCCACTAAATCATAAACAGAATTTAAAGTTTGCGCGGCGTTAGCATTTACCCTTTTACCTTCGGAAGCTTTGGGCAAAGCCAAAATAACTCCTACTTTTTTAGATGAATTAGATTTAGCTTGAATTTCTACTGCTGACCTTACAGCAGGGACAACAGAACCTGCTCCTGTTCCTCCTCCCGCTCCAGCACAAACAAAAATTTTATCAACATTATCCCCAAAAGACCTTTTCATGAAATCAGAAATATCTTCACTTCTTTCTTGATATGCCTGAGTAGCTACCTCGGGAGCTTTGCCCGCGCCGCCTTCACCAAAACATAATTTATTTTCTAAATCAATAGAATTTAAATCTTGTTGGGCTGTATTAATTACCGCTGTTCTTCTATAGCCAAGTTTATGAAAATTTTCAGCAATTCTAGAGCCTCCTTGACCTGCGCCTAAAAAAGCGAAATTAAAAGCTACATCTACTTCATCTTCTACAACTTTTTTAGTTTCATCCTTTTGAGGTGGTGGAATCAAAATATCAGGCATTACGATATCCGTTGGGATTTCGCCATACCCTACTGATTTGATATGGTTTTCCTCCATGTCTTTTTTGTCATTATCGCTCATATTATTTTTCTTCTATTTTTAAACTTGACGCTAAAATACTCGCTAAATAAAAATCTAATTGATGTTTATCAGCAATTTGCCTAACAAACTCTACTCTTTCACTGTTATGGTCAACAGGTTTCTTGCAATATTTTTTAATACTTTTTTCCCATTGATCAGGGGTTTCGTTAGCTATAATAGTTTCCGATATTTGAATAGCAACCTCTTTTTGAGTTTTATTTAACCTTTTTACTTTATGGGTTTTTCTAAGTTCCGAAGAGACCGAGCTTTCCAATTTTTGAGCTAGAATCATGTTGTCTTTTACTTTATCTAAACTATAAGCTTGTGAATTTTCTCCTTGACCTACTGGAGAAACTTTCCTGTTTTCTTGCGGGATTCCTGATGTACCGTCAGGTCTACCTGCTTCTTTTGGTGGTGTTTGGGATTTTTTCTTGTCGCTAGTTTCTTCTACTTTAATAGTTTGGGCTAGCGGGCTTCCTCCAACTAAGGGCGTATAAAGACCTTCGTTTCTTTGTTTCATGTACTCCCTTTGATTTTCTAATGAGGATTCTTTATCGGGCAACCTACCCGTATTTATAGCGGTCAAAGTTTCTTCTGGGGTAAGAATACCTAATTCCAAGAGACGAGAATAAACCCTATCTTTTAAAACGCTATCTTGAAGAGACATCTCATCAAAATAAGGAATCGGGTAATTCTTAAATCCTAAATTTTTAGAAATTCTTTTAATCTCAGGGATAATAAAATTATTTAAAAAAGCTTGCCTACCCTGATTAAGTCGAGATACAAATACCTTAACTTTACTTTCTTGGTTAGCAAATTTTTCACCGCCTACTAATATGTTATTAAGACCATTGTTAATGTCTCTATCAAAAATCTCATATTTTTTAGGGTCCATTAATTCCGCAATTTTAGGAACAACGAATTCAGCTTTAGTAGTATAATCAGCTATAAGGACTCTACCTACTGACTCATTTTGGAAAAGTTCCTGCATGGCTTGAAGATTACGTTGATTGATTCCACCCTTTTCAGGATCAGTCCCCATTGTGACTAATAGGATAGCTTGTTGCATACACCTACCAATAGCCATGTCCATTTTTTTAAGTTCATCTTTAAAACTTATATCAGCTAAAACAGGATAGCCCATAGGAACAGCAAAGGGCTCATAGTCTTGTTTTTTATAAAAAACTGCCTTTATTCTATCTACATCCAAAGGAATCTGAACAGCCGCGCTTCTCGTAGTATCGATTTGTTTCTGAATATTTTTAGGGAGAGAATCAAACATTTGTTTGTCCTCTTCGGTTTTACGAGTTTTTAATCTTTCTAACTCGTAATTAGTTACTAATTTATAGTAAACAGGATTATTAAAAGCCAAAGTTCCTGTCATTCTAATGTCGGCGGGATTTACCAACATGTAAGAACTAGGGATTTTATTAGTGGAACTTAAAGTAGAAGATAAGTTACTACCAAAAGTTTGGGTTATTTTACTAACCTCTTGATTGCTAAGGGTAGCATCAAATCTATAAACAAATACGTTTCCTGATCTATAATATTCTCTAAAAAATTGATCTTGAAAATCCCAAATATTTAATTTATTAAATAAAGCTTCAAAAAAAGCTCGCGACTTTTTACTAGCCCCTCTGAAGTAAATATTCCCCAAAGAAAACTCGGTCATCAAATCAATAACATTTCTAAATTGAGAGAAATTATAATAAGCTTTTTGACATAAAATTACAGCATCCCTAACGTCCAGACTTTTTGTACCACTATCCCCATATTCGTAAGAATATTTGAATGGCACTAAACCGTTAGATATATTAGCATATTTATCCGTACGATTAATAGTGGCCGCTTTGTTACGTCGAGTAGAAGTATAATTTGTCGTAATGTTGGCGGTAGATTCATAAGCCATAAAAGGAGTAGTATCCCCTTGATCTTTCTTCGAGGCGGTGCTCGTCATCTTCTTAGCTGACTTTTTTGCAGGTTTTCTTCCAGTATTAGAAGTTTTTGCAGCTTTTTTAGGTTTACTCATAATTAATAAATTATTACACTTCTAACGGAACATTTGAGGTAAAAAGGTGGAATTTATTTCTTTTTCGTTTGTATTTCTACTGTCATTGTAACATTTAAGGCCCCAATTAGCCAGCATTAAAGTCGTGTAATTGTCTTTTCGAGCGCGGTGGGGAGAGGTGCTTCTCTTTAAATGCTGTGGTAAATCAAAAGTTTGAGTTCCTTTAGCGGTAGATTTTACCTCTACGAGAGCGCATTGTTTTTTAGTGGAATAAACTAAGGTGTCTTGAGTTTCTATAAATTCACCAATATTGTTTTCCCCAACTAATTTCAAATTAATATGATAATTAGACTGTTTATCAAACATTGAGCCATTAGCTGTGGTTCGAGAAGCAAACCATATTTTTTTATGATCAATAGCAGCCTGAAGTTGTTCGTTGGCTTTTCTTAAAAAATCACTTGTAAAATTTTGCTTAAAACAAATACGATGATCTGTTTTGTTTAAGTCTCTTTTAAATTTCCTAATTTCTTTTAAATAATCAGAGCCATCTTTTGCTGAGTCAAAATCTATAAATTTTAAATTAATACCCGCATTTACGAAGTTTTCAGATTCATTACAGCTATCTAAAAACTGATACCCTGCATTATCAATAACAATTAATTCTATATTAAAGTTGGTATAAAGATAATATAAATAATTAATATGATCTTTTAAGTCTCCACCCGCCACAGCATAACTATGTACCAAGGTTCCTTCGGACGTGTTTTTATCCACCTCTAGTAAAGACATAGCAAAAAAGTCCGAACTTGGACTATTTGAAAAAGAAGGGTCAATACCCAAGATGTAAACTGAATCTGAAGACCCCTTTATTAAAGTGGTAGGACTTTCTCCGTCAGGGATTGTACATTCATGCATTTTTTTAGCACTAAAATAAGAGTCAGAACCATCTGTAAATTGAGCGCAATACTCTCTTAAAAAAGACGAATGCGAAGCCCCTCCGTCTTGAGCTTCTTCTATAACAGTTTTATCTATCATTTCTTCTGGTAAAGCTTCATACCCCATTTGAGATATAAAATAATTGGCATCACCTTGTTCGTCGGAATATATTTTATTAGTCCACTCTCTATAAGTCTTATATAAATTTTCAAAAGTATAAGAAGCGGAAGACAAAGCTATCATTTTAGAATTATTTTCAAAGGGCATTCTATCTTCTTCTGTTATCTTCCCTCTCTTAATTAAATCATCTTCCAGAGCTCTTACTTCTAATCTCTCTTTCATATTCTGGGGGGCTACCAAAAAAGGCATTAATACTGTATTTATTAATTCTTCAGGTAACAATAGGAACTCATCTAATAATAGAATGTTTGCTCTAAAGCCACGGATTTTCTCTCCATTAAGGGGTATAGCTGTAATAGTTCCTCCGTTAATAGACCATTCGAATTGATCGTTTCTTTTAGAGGGTTTTGTGGAAAAAGCTTGCTGCAATAATTCCGCGCCTTTGGATTGTACTAATTTTTCTAAATTATTAAAAATAAATCTAGCGGTACGAAACGTAGGTCCCGCAATTAAAATTTTAGTTCCAGGATTAAATATACATTGAAGAAAACAAAATACAGAAGCAATAAAAGTTTTCCCGCAACCCCGACCCCAAACGCACATAGAAAAATTTCTATTCATCATTCCTTTCAATGTAATCTCTTGAAAAGGGGCAAGTTTAATTCCTGAAATAAGCTCCGTGGTAATACCTAAGTTGGCGCTCAAAAATCTAGCTAAAGAAATTTTAGCTTCCTTATCCTCTAAGATACCTTCTAATTTTAAAAGTTCTGAATTAGTATCAGGTAAATTTTTTTTATATTTATCAGGGCAATACCACATTTTTAGTCGTAAAATTCCGAATGATGCCTTTGCTGGCTTTCATCTAAGTTTTCTTCATGAATGTAATAATAAGTAGCTAAGGATAGTCTAAATCTATCATCAGGACATTCTAAGGGCGCAGGACAACCATGATAAGAATCTTCGTCGGTATTAAAAATAACCATTTTGTTAAAATTAGGAGGTATCTCCTTCACTTTTTGTGATCTATCTCTTGACCAGAGTTCTAAATTACCGTTCCATTCAGGACGCCATTCTTTATTTAAAAAAACTAAAACATTAATTTTTCTTGTTAAACCCGTTTCTTTATTATAGTTGAAATCTTTATGAATGTTTAACTTACCGCAAGCCCCTGTACAATGAATACCGCCCCCTATGTTTAAGGGGTCATCAATTATCCCTTTGATGCCAGTTAAATCTTTTAAAAAACATAAAAATTCAGTAGAGTGAAGTTGCCACATAATCTTTTTGACTTCCAACGGCATCTTGACAATGTCCTCTAACCAACGTTTATTAACTTGAAAATGATAATCTTGCTGTTTCCACTCTAAATTATTAATGTTATCTAAAATGGATTGCATACATTGGGTTAATTCTTCGTCGCTAAAAAAATTATCTATTACTATATTAGGAAAAGGGGAAGAATTTTTATATTGTTGGTGACTTAAAAACATAAAATTTTATAATTTTTTATTATCGTAATGCAATTGTAAATCAATTTTTTTATAAAGACAATTAGAAAAAAATATCTTTTCTATAACCCTTACTGCTTCTTTCCTTCCGTTCACAAACAAAAATTGTATATGATCATATTTTTGAATCATTTCTCTTACTTTGTGAAAAATAAATTCAGGAGTTACTTTTATTTTTTTGGAAATATAAGGCAAGAAAGGAAAAGAGAGAGCGTGCGTAAGAGTGTCCTCTATTAATATGATTAAATTGGCATTATTTTCTGAAGCCCTTTCGATTTCTCTACAAAATCTATCGTGATTCAATACGCTAATAGTTGAAATAAAATCAGCTAAAGATTTTCTTTCTATATAACAATTACATGTTAATGATTTATCGCTTAAAGCATAATCTCCAAATTTTAAACCTTTTTTTTCTGTAGGTAAGTTAAATTTCAGCGGTAATTGCTCCCGACTATCCACGTAAATTTTACAATCCTCACTGTCTTTACCTATAGCTGTGGCTCCTAAAAATTTACCTTCTTCTAGTAAGAGTTTTTGGTATTTATTTTCAAAACCCAAAGATTTACATAGCTTATAATAATCTTTAAATTTTTTTTCAAAAGATATTATAGAAGGATAACCCAAGCTTCGAAGCTCCACCTGACAGGGGGAATAAAGTAGATTTTTTTCTTCTTTTCTTTGAGTTAATATATTTTTTAAATATTCTTTCGCTTTTTTTTCTGGTAGATTATCCAACCATTTTAATAAATTAGTTTTAGTATTAAAATCTGTTTTAAAGTAATATTCTTTAGATTTAAATTTAATTATTTTTCCATCGTATAAATCATAACGGGGGTAATATTGCTGATAATAAGCAGCTACCCTCAAGTCATGTTTCTTTAAGTGAGAATGAAGTTTTCTTTCGGTTTCAAACTCTTGACCGCAAACTTTACATTTAAAACTCATATTTAAATTTTTTTACATCTTCTTTATAAAGACGGCCTATGATTTCTTGATTTTTCTTGGTGTAAAATTTTCTATAATTAGGCTTATGATGGATTTTACCTTTTCTTTCTAGAGTGGTATTTTTTAATTTATTTTTTCTTAATACTGTATTGAAGTTGTTTTTTAATTTTTCAAACTTACAAATATAATCTAAATTAATTTTATTATTTATTTCAATCCATCTCACTTGAGGCATTATCCATCTACCGCTTAAGCGATTACTCAAAATCGCATTATTGTCGAAGTACGGATCATAAACTAATTCTTCTTGATCATTAAGCCTCTCAATGAAACTGGAAAAAGCGGTTTTAAATTTTAAAAATAATTTCGGATCAGTAAAAGTATTTTTTTTATCACTGATTAAATCCCTTCCTTTATTCCAAGCTTTATTTCTTGCAGATTCCCCCCGTGTACTAAAGCGGCCTGTTTCAGCAAGGTATTGAAAATAAATTACTTCAGCATGAGACCATAAATACCAAGAAACTAATCTATCCCAAGGATTCCTTACAATTGTAAATTTAAAATAATCTTCTACGTCATAATGATCACTGTATTCTTTCAGTGTTAAATGTTGAGCCGTATCGGGTTTCCATCCGTGTTGATGTTTAAATTGAAAATACTCCTCTACACTCGTACCTCCCGTGCGGGGGATATGTATGAAAATTATTTTTTTATCATGTAAAATCATTTTAATTTAATACTTCACCTTCTGATAACCCCATAATTCTTGCTTTAATTTCATCCATTGAACTTAACTTTTCAACTTCTTCAGCAACCGCTTCTTTCCTTAAATTAGCAAGGTGAATCATTTTATGACGTGACTCTTCTGATTTCCACATTTCTACTAAATTTAAAATACTAGCGTTCTCTTTTAGTTGGTTTTTAAGTCGATCACTTCTTTTTTCTTTTAGGCTTTCTAAAAGTTTTTGCTGTCTATTCACTGATTGATGGTATTCATTTTGTGCCGTATTTATGGCTTCCACCAAGGACATTGCAATACGTCTACCGTCTGTATCATTAGCAGCGTCATCTAATAAATTTTGTAAATGTTCAACTCTATTCTGGATATTAGAAGCTATTACGACCTCTGAGGATAACACGATGTATTGATCTACTTCTTCTTGCGTAAGATCATTTTTATCACAGGTGTACCTTACAAAGCTAGATTCAAAAAGCTCCCGAGTAGGCTCCGAATTATAACTATTAATCTGATGTATAAAACGGTAAGTATTCATGTAACCTAATAAAGCTTCTACATTTTTCTTTTCTCTAGCTACAAGTTTTTCTTTATCCCATTTTTCGTAAATATATTTATTAATTTTAGATAAAGCTAAACTAAAAGTAGAAGGGGGTTTATATTGCTCGTGAGTAATATTTATTTCTTCCGAAGAATCATGAGATGGGTCTATTTGTTTTATATAATTTTCAACGACTTTAGCTTCCTTATTTAAATTGGTTATTTTTTCGTTAGCAAAAATCACTCTAGCGATTTCTACAAAAGTCATCATTTTATAATTATTATCAATAAATTCTTGATGCTCTTTTGTTAATTTTGCTTCTTTAGCTTTGTATTCTTGAGCGGCTCTCGCTTTAATACTTTGAGTAGCCAAAAAAGCCTTTACGGCTTTACCTTCTTTACTTCTTCCGTCTACGTTTTTATCAGGGAAAGCAATATTAATTAGTTCTAATAAAGAGGGTGGGTTATTAGGGCGAGAATTCCATTCTTGGATTATATTTTCAGTCTGCTCTGTCGATAAAATTATTTCATTACTCATATTATATCTACCTCCCCTTTTTCTAAAACTTTTTTAACTTTTTCTATAATGGCCTTTTTGATATTTTTGATATGCTTGTATCCAGGAGGCCTTCCTTCTTCGGAACTCTTATAATTCATTATTTTAGCGACTTCTTCATCAGACTTATTTTCCATATATATTAATTTATACACTGACCTTTCTAAAGGCTTAAGTTTTGACATCATAACCTCATGAAGCTTTAGTTTATTAGAATTAAAGCTATTATTGTCATACGTTAAATTCTTGATTTCTATAGAATGATAATCCATAGAAACAGGTATCTTTAAATTTTGGGCATCTTTTTTGTTTTTATTCCAATATTCATAAAGTGGACAACTAATACACTGCTTCTCAAATAAAATGCAACCGTCTGGCTCTTCGGCGGCAGCGCACCTTAAGCATGGTCGTGTAAAATTTCCATAATTATTCCTTACTAAATTTTTAAGCTGATTAGAAATTATTCTATTTAGCCAAGGCCGCAAAGGCTGCTGCGGATCATAAAGTGCCCATTTCTTAAAGATATGTATTTTTATTATTTGAGAAACGTCATCAAAATCCATCCACGCCAAAGATTGTAAATTCCATTTCGATTTTCTTTTACGTATTTCTTCATCGATAATGTCAATACACTCTTCAAATTTTTTAGAGTTATGGCTCAATTTATTAAGAGGATTTGGGCCTAATAGCAGAACTCTCTTTCTTGAGTTGGTCTAAGGTTTCCTCTGGTGAAAGTGGATTTCTTTCTCTTTCAGGCTCTTTTCTAGGGGGCGAAGAGGAGTGTTGCTCCATAATACTTCCTAAAGTCGGAGCAGGTGAATCGAAGGTTTCTAGTCCAAATTCTAAAGCATTCAAACTTGAAAAGGAAACGGGGTTATCTTCAGTTTCTACTTGAAGTTCCGAAGGGGACCCTTTTTTTACGCTGCCTAGTGAAGCTCCGCAACTTTGGCAAAAGTTGGGCTTTTGTAAAGTATAAGCATGTGCAAAACCACAACTTTGGCAATAAACCTTTAAATTACTCATAAACTATATTACAGTAAAAAAAATAAAAAACAAAATAAAAATTAATATTTTTACAAAAAAGAGTGTAACTCAAATCTCTTTTGGTGTAAAATGCTGTATGAAAGAGAAGTATTCTCAAAAAAATGGTCTTTTAGAAAAATTAAAAAAAATCGGAGATTTAACTATTGAAAACTGCTCTCACTCTAATGACGAAATAAAAGAAAACGCAAAAAGTATTAATCGTTTAGCTCATGATTGTTATAAAGTAATAAAAGAAAATTTAGATTAACAAATTAATTTTAATTTCTTTGTTAAGAATTTAACAAGTTCAGACCTCATTACGTCTTCTTCATCAAACGTAAAAGTGTTAATACCTTGAGCTATACTTTCTTGGTCAGAAAAAAGTTTAAACATTTTTTCAAACCCGTGTTGCTTTTCACCTTGTTTGATATCTGTTTGCATAGGATCAGCTAAAATAAAGCATTTACTTCCTTCACCCAATCTTGTTAAAACAGTAGTAATTTCTTTAACAGTAGAATTTTGAGCTTCATCTAAAATAATACATTTAGCTCTCCAATTCATTCCTCTTGCGAAATTAACTGGAAACATACTTATTCTACCTTCCTGCTCTAATTTTTCTACGCGAGTACTCTCTAAAAGTTCTTCTAACTTATCTAAAAATGGTAAATTAAAAAACCTCAGTTTTTCTTCTGCGGATCCTGGTAAAAACCCTAAACTTCTATCAGAGGATTCCACAGCAGAACGAAGATACATAATATCTTCTATAACTTTCATATTAAGTAACTGAAGAGCACAATAAGTCGCCAAGAGAGTTTTAGAAGTCCCTGCTGGCCCATTAACTAAAACAATTTTTGTATCGGGATGCAAAGCAACTTTAAAAAAATCTTTTTGTTTTTCCGTCCAAGGAAATTGTTTTAATTTAATTTGCCTTTTAATGGGGTTTTCAGGAAAATAGTTATCGACCAAAGAATCTTTAATTTCTTCAGCCACTTCCTTCTTTAGGCTGGTTCTGGAACGACCAGCTTTCTTAGCATTTGCCATATTTAATATTACACTTAAATTACTCAGCATCGAAGAAAAACATATGAAATAATCTTGAGTTTTCTTTTGTACCACCAAAGTATTGGGTGGCAGCATGAACTAATTTTGCATCCCATATCGCCATTCTATTGTAAACATTACCTACTACATCTACCAACTCCCACGGCGTTTTATCATAAAAATTACCCTTAAACATATCCCAATAAAGTTCGTCCATTGATTTATTAAATTTCTTACAATCTTCAGCTGTAGGGTATTTCCTTAAATTATTACTCTTATGTTTAAAAAAACTAGTTCCACACTCCGCAGGAGCATCGGGGGTTAAAAAAACTACGGCAGCATACGTTTGACTGTCGGTATGATAAACTAATTGATCTTCTGCCGTACAGAATTGAAAAACTCCATTATGAGGTTGATTATCCCAACTGGTTATTTTTTTCTTTAAAGTATCTTCTAAAAATTCACGAGTGCCCTTAAAGAAAGTTCTTTGCTTAGTGCGTTGACCTTTGTGATACTCTTTGTTATGTTGGAAATCTAAACCAAGAGCGTATTCTCTAACTTCATCAGGGTGAGCATAAAAATCATCTACAGCGATAATACTAGGGTGAATATTCCCTATTTCCCCTTCGGGTTGTTCAGGTTTATAAAAAGGATTGGGAACAGTTACTACGTCGTATAATATGTCCCCGCCCCCGTTATTAACGGCACAAGAAAACTTTACGTCTTTAAAATCTTCATTAGTTTCAAAAGAGATTTCAAAACCTACGGATTTATCTATCTTTGGAAATTGAGACACGTAAACATCAACTACGTCATTTCTATCATGAAAAGTAGAAGTCGCGGTCTCACTTTGGTTGTATTTAACACTGACTTTTTGAATACGTTCTTCAGCGTGAAAAATCCACCCTTTTAATTTATATACATTTTCTTTTTGAAGGAAGTTATCTAAATAAAATTTTATGGAAGGATGTGATGTATTATGCATAGGAAGCTATAGTTTTAATAAGACCGCGCTTAAAGGTATAAGAAGGTTTCCAAGAGAGCTTAGAGCGTATTTTAGAAGCATTAATAGCGTATCTGAAATCGTGTCCTAATCTATCTTTTACGAATTCTATATAGGAACTGGGCTCAATTTTCATTATTGAGCAAATTGCATTTATTATTTCTAAATTAGTTTTTTCACAATTCGCACCAACATTATAAGTTTCCCCTACTTCACCTTCGGTTAAAATTTTCCAAACCGCCGAGCAATGATCTTCTACGTAAATCCAATCACGGATATTTGCACCCTGTCCATAAACAGGAATTTTTTTCCCCTTTATTAAATTCTTTAAGATAGTTGGTATAAATTTTTCTCCATGCTGATTAGGTCCATAATTATTAGAACAATTGGAAATAGTAATAGGTAAGCTAAATGTATGATGAAAAGTTCTTACTAAATGATCGGCAGCAGCCTTGGAAGCGGAATAAGGGTTACGAGGGTCGTAAGGAGTGGTTTCTTTAAATTTTCCAGTTTGGCCAAGGCTCCCATAAACCTCATCTGTTGAAATGTGATGAAACCTTTTTACCTTACTAGAAAGCGCGGCTTTAAGTAGGTTGTGGGTTCCCATAACATTTGTTTCTAAAAAAATATTAGGATTTTTTATAGAATTATCTACATGACTTTCAGCTGCGAAGTGAACAACATGAGTAGGAGTATATCTTTTAAAGACATCCTGTACTTGAGGGTTTCTGGTGATATCTAAATGTCTAAAAGAATACTTTGGATTTGAAAGAAATTTTTGGCAATTTTTTTCGTTAGCAGCGTAAGACAAGCAATCTACATTTAATACGCTTTCAACTTCTTTACATTTTTCTAAAATATAGTTAATAAAATTAGAGCCTATAAAACCTGCCCCGCCTGTTACTAACAATTTCATATGTTATTTATTTATACTAGCCTTTTGAAGCGATTGCAATGCTCTAGTTGTAGAATAGTTTTCATTATAATTAAAGATAATTACTTTAGTTATAGTATTTCCCGCTATATCTTCAGGTTTATAATCGCCGCCCTTAACTATGTAATCAGGTTTTATTTTTCTTATCAATTCATACGGAGTATCTTCATCAAAGATAATAACTTCGTCTACGCAATCTAAGGATTCTAGCAGAAACTTTCTATCGTCTTGGTTGAAGATGGGCCGTTGCTCCCCTTTAAGTCTTTTAATACTAGAGTCACTATTTAAACCTACTATTACTTTATCACCTTTGGATTTGCAAAATCGAAATAATTCTACATGCATTCTATGAAGAATATCAAAACACCCATTAGTAAAAATTATTTTCTTCATTTTAATTCTCGTATGCTTTCAATAAGGGCGTCTTTGGAATTTCTCATCTTGAATCCAGTATCTAATAATTTATTATTATTTAAAACGCAATTAGACCTAGGCGCTTTAGGTTTTACATCCTTATAAAACTCCTCTTCATTTAAAAGGGTATAATCCTCTAATAACCCTTCGCTCTTCAAAAGTTTAGCTACTTCCGATGTGGTAACGGGTTCAGTGTTAACTATATTATATATCCCAAAATCAGCTTTATTTTTTAATAAATGAATACATGCTTTTACAAAATCACCTCTATGACTAATAGAATTATCAGCTTCTAATAGTTTTTCATATTTCTGCAACTTGGTTAAATAGTTACGAGGTCCACCTACACCATCAAAAGGAATTCTTAATCTAGCTATGTAAGATTTTTCCCATGTAGATTTGACAATTGATTCGGCTATCGTTTTGGTATGACTATAAAAACTACCTGTTATTTCAGAAAATGAATGGAAGTTTGGGTCGTCTTCCTCCGTAAAACCTAACCCTTTATTGTCGCCAGTGTAAATACAGCCAGAAGAGATATGTAACAAAGTAACATTTGTTAAAGCGCACGCTGTAGAAATAATTTTAGCTAATTCAACATTAGCTTTATAACATTCTTCTTTATTACTTTCACATACGTCTACATTAGGCTTACCAGTATAACCCGCACAATTAATCAAAACAGATAAACCATTATCATGAATAATATTTATTAAGGATTCTAAAGAATAATAATTATCTTTTTTTCTGCTAAATTCTCTAAATGATGTATTTTGATCAATAAGCTCTTGAACGAAAGCTTGACCTATATAACCTGATGCTCCTAATATTCCAATCATTTTAATAATTTATTTAAATAAGTTTTATATTCTACATTAGGCATTTTCAATATTTCTTGTTCTAAGGATTTTTTGGATAAAAAGCCAGCTTTAAACGCTGCTTCTTCAGGACAACCTATTTTTATTCCTTGTCGCTGCTCGATGACTCTTACGTATTCACCTGCTTCATTCATGCTTTGACATGTGCCCGCATCTAACCAAGCGCAACCGCGATTGATTTTATAAACTTTCAAATTTTTTTGGTTGAGGTAAAACTGAATAACATCTGTAATTTCCAATTCTCCTCGCGCAGAAGGCTTTAAAGACGTTGCAACTTTAACAACAGATTTATCAAATATATAAAGACCAGGAATAGCTAAATTCGTTTTTGGATTTTGTGGTTTTTCTTCGAGTGAAAGCGGGACGCCCGATTTACTTAATTGTATAACGCCATATCTTTCGGGGTCATTTACTTCATACGCGAAAATTGAACCTCCTGAAGAAAAGTTTTTAAAAGCTCTAGAAAATACAGAACTTCCATAAAAAAGGTTGTCACCCAGCAAAAGTGAAACATTATCCTGTTTAATGAAATTTTTTGCAATCGTAAAAGCTTCCGCTATACCTTTGGGCTCCGTTTGCTCTTTATATGATATTTTTGCCCCAAAGCGGGAACCATCACCAAGAGTTAGCTTAAAAGCTGGTAAATGCTCAGGCGTAGAAATAACACAAATATCATTAATACCATTCTCTAAAAAAGTAGATAAAGAATAATATATTAATGGTTTGTCATAAATAGGAAGCAAGCTCTTGGGTACGCCTAATGTCATAGGGTACACCCTTGTACCTTTACCTCCTACCAGAATAATGCCTTTCATTTGGTTAACCAGCTACTGCTTTGAATTTTATCTCCTAAACCGTAAACAGTCTCTATATTTAATTTTTGACATATTTTATGTTCTGGAGTGTTTTCACCACTGGTTCTGTCTCCTCCATTGCAAAATAGCAACTGAGCGTCTACAGCTTCGGTGAGGGAAGATAATTTCTCTAAAGTTTTACAAACCGTACTATCATCATCAATACAAGGCACTACCATATCAACACCCTTCACGCTTTCTACCATTATCTTTCTTTCCTCGAAAGGCATGAACACCCTAGACTTTTTTTCAAAAAGGAACCTATCACTATTCAAGATAACAAAAAGAGCGTCAGAGAGCTCTCTAGCGTTATTAAAGAGCTCTATGTGACCTACGTGTAATGGGTCAAAACCGCCGCTAACTATTGATATTTTGTTTTTTTTCATTCAGAACTCCCTTTTCTAAAAAGTCACTATAAAAATTCATTTCTTGCTCCCAAGGTCTATGAATAGCTTTAGAATTATCATCTAAAAAATTATCAAATAAATCTCCCCAAGGCGGTCTTAACCTCCAAGAGACAACAGGTTTTCCAAAAACATAATTACCTAAATTAATAGCAGAGCTACTCAAGCCAAAAACAGCAGAAGAATGCTGGATAGTATCACAATAATCTTCAATATTTAGATGTCCCATTAAATTAAAATATCTATTGTTAGATTTAATACTATTAAAATGAGGAAACTTAGCAGCATCATCATGAGTTCCCACGGCAACAACCGAAAGAGGTGTAAGCATATGAATATGCTCCAAAAGATTAATTAAAAATTTTTCATAAGTTTCCATTTCCTCATCGATCCACCTTATCGAATAAGCTTGATGTATAGTAGAAATAGGCTGTAACGCAACATACGAACCTATACTATGCACAAAAGGGGCTCTATCTGGTAAAATATCTTTTAAATTATTTTCTACGACCAAATGATCTCTTTGGACAAAAAATGGCCTGAGATCATGAGCGTTTTCTTGTTTTTTATGAAAAGCTTCTACGATTTCTTGATTATCACATTTATAAGGAAAAGGATAAAGATTATCGAAATCATGAACGGTTTGCTCCAAAGGCATTAATGTAATATTATCAGGCCATGTCCAATTCTTCATGAACGGATCAATATTTTGATTATATATTACATTGATTTTCTTTTCTTTATTTTCTTCAGAAAATTTAATTATATGTCGAAAAGCAACAAGAGAGTCTCCCATTGCACTATGTAACATAATGTAATGATTCATAAAATTATTTTAATTAATAAGCGAAAACGTATTGAAGTCATAAACCAAAGGTCTCTTCTTAAGTTTTCTAATTTTTTTCATACCTTTTAACATTTTTTCGTATTTTGGCATTTTTTCTGGATAATTTAAAAGAGGTTTAAAATTTTTATTTTTATAGTAATCAATGGTCCACAAATCGTGTTGTTCTGCCGCTTCTACTTGAGTTGGAAACATTTTATGTTTTTGTATCTTTTTTTGCTCAAAGGTGGCGAATGCCGCCCAAACATTTTTGGTTTTTTTGTTTTGGGCTACCCACTTATGAAAATGAACTCCAATTAAATTTTTTCCCTTTTTGGGAGAGATGTTTTGTTGGTTTTCGCTATTAGTAACACACCTTAAATTGTTTATTTTATTATTTAAAGGATTTTGGTCGATATGATCTATATTAGGATATTTTTTTAAATTTTCAGAATTTCTTAGTTTATTAGGGAAAGTATGTCTAATTATTTTGTGAACGAATAAATGTACTTTTTTAAATTTTTTATAAAGTGAAAATCTAATATATGTAGGGGGATTTTCTCGTTTTTTATTTTTATAGAATTGAGGTTTTAAATTTTTTTCTTTTTGAGGTTGCTTGACTCCATCTCCTCTAATTATTACTCTTTTTTTTGATTTTACTGTTATATAGGGATAATCAGGAATTAATCTAACTTTATAGTCAGGACTAACGCTTCCATCAGGAAAAACTAAATCTTTCCAATTAGAATAACCTTTCTTGCCCATTACAGAACTATAAAAAAATATTTGTGCTCTGTCAATAGCTTTGTCTTATCAACTTCATGAATTTCTTCATTTGTTTGTCTGATAGGGTATTTTTGGCGTAATTAATGGGCCACACTACAAATTGAACATTACCTATCTCATAGGGCTTCGAAGAATCTATTCTATCAAGAGAAGCATTTCTCAGATCGCCTTTGAGTCCACCTTTTTGGTACTTAGCTTTAGAGAGAGTAAATAATTTTAATTTAATGTTAGTATATGGACAAGTTCCTCTTTGCTTTTCCCATACTTCTTTTAAGTGAGCAAGAGTAAGTTTTTTTTGTTTGGCCGTAGGTTGTAAGCGAGCAAGATTGGGACGTTTGCCGTAATTACTTTTTCTCAATCCACTCATGTAAAACCTAAAAGGAGTATATTGGTCGGTAATGGCTTCGCGATGGGTTCTTAATTTTATGTTATGTTTCTTAAATAGGGCTGAAAGTTTTTTGCGTCCTATTTTGTATTTTTTAGATAATTTAACAAGAGTATTTTTTTCTTTGATATAAAGTCTTACCAATAATTCTTTGTTATCTAACAAATGCCCCATCTTATAACCTTATATTTTTATAAAATAAATAATCATCTTGAAATATATACCGCCAAAATCTTTCCATAACATAAGGCATCCATGCTGCATCTTCAGTTGATTCTTCATGTAAATCTAAACATTTTTTATAAAATGATTTTGAATGATAATGTATAACCTCTTTAGAGCAAGCAAATTGAGCTCCTGTTGTAAAATAAAGTTTTTCAGGGATAATTACATTTTCAGAGAAAATTCTTTTAGCTAAACGTTGAACAGCGGGGGCAACGTCGTTTCTTGGGTCACTAGTTGATTCCCCATAGTATCCGTACATTTGTCGAGAGCGTTTAAATTCATTTAAGAGGCCATATAAAGGTAAATATTTAATATTTTTTTCGGTTTTTAAAATTTCAATAAAATCCCACAAACGTTCTCCATATTCGTTATAAGAATGAGGAAAAGGGTTTCCTTGAAGGAAAATAGTTATATCAGATAAATTTTTATAATTATCAACAATATGAGTTAAATACGTATGAGATTCCCTTCCTATATTTGGTAAAATTTGATAATGACACAAATGCTTTGCCGTGAAGTCGCCCCCCTTATTATATAAGAATACGTTACAGTTATCACGAATGGGATCACTATCTATCCACGATTGAACATCTTCATTGTGTTTAGCGACCACCAAATTAAACATCAGATAGTATATAACAAGATACCCCGAAATTAAAGATGGCCCCGCGTATTTTTTAAGCGAATTAATATTAATAAATATCTTTTGGTATTTATTCATTTAAAGGGGTAGGGGTATTTTTTATTTATTTTTTATTTTTATTTATATTTAGTAATAATAATTTTAATTGATTATGTTTTTCCTCTTTGGTTTCCCAATTATTTTGTTCATTATATTTTTTACAAGTTTTCTCCCATTCTGATTGCTGGTATCCTATAACGGGATTTTGCTCTGACAATGAAGATACATACGCGCATCTAAGAGAGCGAGAGCCGCTGTGAGCTCCTTGATTAAAGCTTTTTCTATGTACATGGCGAAGATTATTGTGCGGTTTATGTAAATTGCTCATTTTCGGCTCCTATATAACAAGATTCATTGATTCGTGTCCAGATATACACCAACCCCCTACGGCTGAATTAAGAAAAGCCACCCCTAAAAAAATCATTTAATAGGGGGAGGCCCGTGGTGGATTGCTACTTGACCTTCTGCTGGATAGGTGGGTAAGCTTTAGCCAAGTCCCTCACATGATTAGCGATCACATCAAAGTCCCAGCTTCTGACGATGTGATCCATGAGCGCACCGAGATGTCTATCATTAGGGTGTAAGGTGTAAGCCTCATTCTTTACTAGGCCGTTTGAGTCTTTGTAAGAAGCGCGAGGTGGTGTGATTCTCCAACCCGCTTTAATGGGTTTGATTGTGCATCCCATTCTAGTGAGAGTTTTTAATGCGCGTTTGCACGCCTTGCTTAAATGCATCTTGATTCCTTTGGTTAATGGCTTGCGCCTTTGGTGGGTCTTACCTTTATGGTTTCACCCGTTGCTTATACAATAACACGGAAAGGGTGTTAGCGCAAATTTTTTTTAATTTCTTTTAGCGTAGAACATTTCCCTCTCGTCTACAAAGCTATTCCAGAACGGCAAGCTGGCAATCTCGGTAGTGCCTTCGTCGGTTACTTTGACCAGTAACAAACCAAGGTTTTGCGTGCGATGTGCGTTCATCCCGCGATTAAGTTCTTCAATAGGGTAAGGATGAAAGCTGTGGTCGGCATAAGTAAACCGTGCGTGGGTTGCACCCGCTGCCACTGCGTCGGTGTACTTCTTCCAATCGTCTGGCGTGAGTTCTTGTAGTAAGTTTTTCATGTCGTTCATCTTGGGTTTATAGTCTCAAAAATTCTGGTTGAAGTCAATACTTTTATGCGAAATAAATTTGGTGAATCAAAACAAATCCAAGCGCAACACTTGCACCGATGCAAAAGGCTGTAATGGTTTGGAGAATAAAGGTTTGCTTTTCAATGCGAGCCATTTCAGCGTCGAATTCTGCCTTGTTGAAACGGTCTTGTTTGTAGCTTGTCCAGTTGGTGATCTTTTTCATGTCGTTCATCTTGGTAATACTATAAGGTTAATTCTTAAAAAAGTCAAGTAGTTTTTTCAACTTTTTTTACTCCATCTCCTGCCATGTTTCACCATCATCATAAGAGAGGTATTCGCCACCGTCTTGCAGTTCAACGTAAAGCCAGCAATGGCCTTCGTGATCTTGCTCGTTGATAGTTTTGATTTGGTGAGCCACCCCGTCAATGATCAGGGCTGCATCGTTGTTTGTGATTTGTATGTCGTTCATCTTGGTAATACTATAAGGTTAATTCTTAAAAAAGTCAATAGCCAATCTCAGAAAGTTATTCACAGTCTACAGTCTCCCCAAACTCGGCCTTGGCATCAGCAAAGAAAGGTTGCCCCTTTGGAAGGGATGACTTCTCGCCTTCGTTCAATAGGCGTACGAAAGTTGCCTCGCGTGGCTCTTGGTTGATGTCCATTCCGATAAATGCCTCGCACGTTTCGATTGCGTTGGCCGCAGCCTTGTGAAAGTTCTCGAATGCTGCGTTCAGTTCTTCGCTGGTCTTGTTCTTCGTGTCGTTCATCTTGTTAATACAATACCATAAAACTTAAAAAAGTCAACCCCTAAAACAAACAAACTTATGCACACGCTGTGAATAACTTTCGGTGATTATGCTTGACACTTGGCACGCGGCGGGCAGCCCGTCCCATGCCAAAAATGCAAACAAAAAAATCCCCGCCAGAGCGGGGGGCGAGTTTGGCCAAGCCCTAACGTGGGCCTTGTGGCTGGCCGTAGGGCCGATCTCTTATGCGATTAGTCATGATAGTTTTAACGGTTTACATCTCCGAGTAAGTTCCATCGTAGGGACTTGGCTCGTATGGCTCTGGCCCCATTGCATCAGCGTAAAACTCTTCACTGGTTGGCATCATGTCGCGAAACTCGTCAGCGTCCATGTCGGCCCACCATACGGCTTGTTCCTCGCGACTCGAATAAATCTCTGGAGTCTGTGCCAAATGCTCTTGAGCATAGGCCAAGAGGTCGTTATAACCTTCGCGAGTATGGTCACGGCTGGCTACTAGTTCATCGTCAATCCAGAGTGTGTAGGTGTCTTTTTTCATGTCGTTCATCTTGGTTAGATTAAATCAAAAATTCGTGTCGTTGTCAATGATTAATGTGGATTAATTTCACGGTCATCCACAAAGCTATTCCAGAAGGGCAAGCTCGCCAACTTTGTATCGGGGGTTACTTTGACAAGCTCCAAACCAAGACGTTGGCGGCGATGCGCGTTCATGCCTCGATTGATTTCCTCGATAGGGTAAGGGTGAAAGCTACCGTCGGCGTAGGTAAACCGTGCGTGAGTTGCGCCCGCTTCAATGGCTGCTTGCAGCTTGGCGGTTTCTTCTGGGCTGAGTTCTTTTAGTAAGTCGTTCATCTTGAGAATACTCTACCTCAATTTCTTAAATAAGTCAAGAGGTTTTTTTAATTTTTTTTAGTCTCTGTCTCTGATATCATTGCCATCATTGTCATTGTAATAACCTTCTACATTCCACATCTTGTCATAATTGGGAAGGTTGTTTACCACTGGCCGATTATTCGACTTACGATATTGAGGGTAAAGCCTTGGGCCTTGTGGTGTGTTGAAGTGTGTATCCTTGTTCACGCCGTGTGCGTAAACCTTCTGACCTTCTAACTCGGTCTTTTTGTTGTTACTCATACTCATAATCTTTAATCTTTAACTGTGTCTAGTATAGCATAGGGGGTGAGACATCCGCTGTCCTAGTAAAGACTTTCTTTCGCATTAAAGTGTTCTTCTAGTAGGTCAAACTGATGTTCGCCTGTGCCTCTATTGTTGGCGTACTCTAGCTGCCTGAATAGCCAGCAAGCCTTTTGAAAACTTTCGGCCAGCTTGGCACA